GGGAACTGTTTTTCCCCTCACTTGAGAAAGGAGAATCCGCATGAAGATCAAATCCTGCATCTGGTACTGGCTGGCCGCTGGCTGCGGCTGCCTTGGCCTGCTGTACGGCATGGGCATCGAGGGCAGCGCACAGACGGGCAGCACCATCTCCGACGGCCAGTTCATCACGGCCCTGTGCCTGGTTCTGGCAGCGGTGCTTTTCCTGCGGCTGGGCTTTGCCGCCCAGGACCGGGAGCAGAACGCCCGCCGCTATGGCCGCGTTGACCGCACCCACGCCCGCACCGAGGAGCCGGACTACCGGCAGAACCGGAGGGGCGCATGAGCATGACTGTATATGCTTACGCCTACCGTAAGAACCCTCCGGGGTGCGATGTCAGGCAGTTCACAGATCCGCTCACCCCGGATGAATACCCCGGGGATCCCGCCAGCGTTAAGGCCCAGCACTGGGCAGATGAGAACATCCGGCACTACGAGATGATCCAGGTGCGGGACGCTCTTGGGAACCTGCTGTACGCAAGATAATGCGTTTTGAATTACGCAAACCACAAGATATAGGAGAAATCAGCATGAAAACCAAAATTCTGAAAGTCAAGATCACCTTCCTGGAGCCGGTGCTGGGCACTTGGCCCTCCAACCAGAACGTCGCCCGGGACTTCATTGCCAGCAAGAGCCCGGATGCGGCCACGATTGAGGACGAGGTTGCCGCTCTGGGCGCGGATGCCGTGGCAGATAAGGGCATGACCGTCTTCCCCCGCAACGAGAACGGAGAGCCGGTGCTCTACGACTACCAGATCAAGGGATTCTTCAAGGATTCCTGCGGTATGCTGGCCCGTGTGGGCGGCAAGACCGAAACGGGCAAGAAGCGGGCCGTCAACGAGAGCGGCAAGCTCTCCGCCTACAAGAAGGTCATCGACGGCCTGATCTTCCCGCAGCCCCGCATGATCCCCATCAAGGTCAACGGCAAGATCGGCGACTGCCAGCGCCCCCTGCGTGCCCAGACGGCCCAGGGCGAGCGCGTGAGCCTGGCCAACTCCGAGGAGATCCCGGCAGGCAGCACCTGCGAGTTTGAGATCCTTCTCATGGATGAATCGCTTGAAAACGCAGTTTTGGAGTGGCTGGACTACGGCGTTCTGCGCGGCATCGGCCAGTGGAGAAACAGCGGCAAGGGCCGCTTCACCTTTGACATCATCGACTGAGCAACGGCATTGCATGGATAGGATTTGATCTGCTACGGCAATGATATGATTTGCAAAGGCGCGGATATGTGCGCATAACTCGGCAACGGCATTGTGCTGACAAGTTTGCTCAGCAGGGGCACAGGTAGTCACTGCAGTGCAGCGCGGGGCAAAGGCAAAGCTCAGCTGGAAAGCGCAGCGCAAAGGCGTAGATAGGCGTAGATCGCTTGGATCAGACTTGCCTCGATAAGCAAAGGAAATGCAGGGCCCCGTGTCGAAAAGCAAAGGCAAGGCTGGGCGTGGTGTGGGCGGCAAGGCATCGCAATGGCGTTGAGCAGATACGCGCCGCTCTGCTATGCAGCGCAAAGGCATAGCGAAGAAGCACTTTGATACGATTTGCAACGGCTGTGCGGTGCTGCGTGAAGAAGGGCAAGGGCTTGGATAAGCGGAGAGGTGCAAGGGCACGGAGATGCTCAGAGACGACTTGCGAAGGCATAGAATCGCAAAGAAGAGCAAAGGCATAGATAAGCCTGGCTGACCTGGGAAATGCAAAGGCATGGATGCGCGACGATTCGCTAAGGCATAGATACGAATAGATGTGCAACGGCGTAGAGCAGATTCGCGCTGAAGAGCAAAGGCAAAGCAAAGTATTTTTGAACGAAAGGAGATTTTACAGTGAGTAAAACAGAGCTGCTGTTCCGGGCCGTGGAAGCACTTTCCACCCCGGCGGCAAAGATGGTTGCCCGTGGGCTGACCTTATGGATCGGATTCAACGTGCTGGTCGTGGTCTTTCTGGTCTGGCGGGCATGGAAAAACGGGAGGTGGCGCAAATGAGCACGGTTCAGATCTATGGGACGGATATGTCCTTCCTGAACGAGATCCCTTTCCGGTGTGTGCAGGACGCAGAACAGTATGCAGATCAGCTCAAAAAGGCTGACCCGACGCTCACATACCTTGTCGTAGACGATTCCGGGCAGCCGGTATCTATGAGGTGATCCTTATGCAGTGTGATGAAAAAAAAGAAATCTGCCTGAACTATGCGGCCAATATTCCGGAATGGAAGCTGGCGCTGATTCTGGACGCTCTGGCAAAGCTTGGCGATGCGTCCCGGTGCTGCGGCACGGTTCAGAAGGCAGTTGCCGGGGGGCAGTCGTATATGAGACTGCACCCAGACAGTGAATACGCGGGCGAGGATCAGGCTGATTATGTGCACATTTGCCAGGAAGCAGCCAGGGCATTGGGCCGCGCAGTCTATGCGGTGGAGATCGTGCTTTCACAGTCAGACTGCTTCGGGCTGGCCAAAGACCTGGCATACATGGGAGAAACTGCATATAACAGCTCCTACGCCGAGCTGGAGAGCATGTGCCGGAAGCACGGATGCAAAGAGGTGGAGTACAAACATGGACAAAATGACCATTTATGAAAGCGCCCGTGTCGTGCCCAAGGAGGCGCGGAAGTCAATCGGCGGCGGCCGCCTGAAGGGGATGACGGACATCAATCCCATGTGGAGAGTCAAGAAGCTGACAGAGCTTTTTGGCCCAGCTGGCATCGGTTGGCGGTTCGACCCGCCCATCTTTGAGGAAAAGCCCGGGGTAAACGGAGAGATCATGGTACACTGCTGCACCAACCTCTACATTCGGCAGATCGATGAGGGCGGGGAAAAGAATGAATGGAGCGCCCCGATTCCCGGCGTGGGCGGCTCGATGCTGATCTCCACAGAAAAAGACGGCAAGCGCACGGATGACGAAGCCTATAAAAAGGCATACACGGACGCGCAGAGCGTGGCCTGCAAGGCTTTGGGCATTGGCGCAGACGTTTACTGGGAGAAAGATACGACCAAGTACGACAGGCCCACAGCGCCACCCCCGGCAAAGCCGACCTGCGCTAGCTGCGGGAAGCCCGTGGAAGGGTTTACTTACAAGGGCGAAAAGGTCACTGCCCAGCAGGCGGCTGACCGGAGCAAGAAAAAATACGGGCGTATCCTGTGCATGGAATGCGCCAAAAAGCAGCCGAAAGAAGATGGAGGATTGACGCATGCTTAACATCGTAGCATTGATGGGCCGCCTGACCCATACCCCGGAGCTGAAGACCACCCAGAACGGCACCAGCGTGTGCAGCTTCAGCATTGCGGTTGACCGTACATATACCCCGAAGGGCGAGGAGCGCAAGGCTGACTTCATTGATATCGTTGCCTGGCGGCAGACGGCAGAGCATATCTGCAAGTACTTCCAGAAGGGCAGCATGATCGCCATTGAAGGCAGCATCCAGACCCGCTCGTATCAGGACAAGCAGGGCAGCAACCGCACGAAAGTGGAAGTTCTGGCAAACAACGTCAGCTTTTGCGGCGCAAAGGCGGCAGACAAGCCCGCTGTGCACGATTTCGACCAGCAGACGAAAAGTTACACCTCCGAAGCAAAAGCCTCTTACAGCGCCCCGCAGGCGGCGCAGGGCTTCTCGCAGGGTTCCGCGGATGATTTCGCAGAGATCACAGACGATGACGATCTTCCGTTCTGACCTCCCAGCTGTGCTATCAGGCTATACGGGCGTGCGGAAGGAGGTGAAGACACACGGCTACCGGAAAAAGATACTACTGGCTAAAGCTCAAAGACAGCTTTATGCGGTCTGACGCGGTGGATTTTCTCATGGGGCAGAAGAACGGCGCAAACTACGTGGTTCTGTACCAGATGCTTTGCCTTATGACCATCAACACCAATGGCAGGCTTTCACGGCAGATCGGTGAGGTGATCATTCCGTATGACGTGGACAAGATTCAGCGTGATACCAAGTGGTTTTCTACCGATACTGTGCGCGTTGCGCTGGGTCTTTACGCGAAGCTTGGGCTGATTTATCAGGAGCAAGACGGCACGCTCGTGCTTGCAAATCACTCTGAAATGGTCGGAAGTGCGACAGACTACGCAACGCAAAAAAAACTGCAAAGAACGAACCAACGTCTAATTGGCTCTTCTGACTGTGGACATTGTCCACAGGATGTCCACGAAAACGTCCACAAAAATGTCCATACAGATATTAGAGATAAGATATTAGATATAGATAAGTCGTCGTCATCTAAAGATGACTCCTCCTATACAGGGACGAGGACGACGATATCGCCTGTGGATTTTTTTAGAGAAAACATCGGTAAGTTGAGCGCTAACAGCGAAAAAGAGCTGACCGGTTACATTGAACGCCTGGGCGCTGATCTTGTGACCGAGATCATCCGCAAGTGCGGGGATCTGGGCGGCCACAGCTGGGCCTATGTCCGCAAGGCACTGGCAGAAGCCGCCCGGCAGGGCTGCACGTCTGTGGAAGAGTACCGCAAGACGAACCCCATCGGGGCGGGACGCGACAAACTGGTCACGCGCCCCCCAGAAGATGCAGCAAAAGCTCCCGATTTCCTCAAAAACGCTGCAAATCGCAGGCCTTTGCGCAAGAAAGGAGAGGCGAAGAGTGCCTAAATATCATGTTGTTGTGCTGTGCAGCGGCCCGGTAGGAGACGCGGCCCTGACCTACCGTCTGACCGCCAGCAGCCAGCAGGCCGCAGAATTTCACGCCTGCCAGATGGCGGGCGACCACTACCCGGAGTACCGGGATATCCATGTCAAGAGAACGGAGGTTTTGACACATGGCTGAAAAAAGACTGATTGATGCAAATGCTTTGCACAAGCGCATTGAAATGAACCTTCGTGCAAGCAATCCGTTCACTATTGAAGAATGCTGCTATAAGGATGCCCTGAACAGCGTGGACGAGGCTCCCACCATTGACCCGGAAACACTGCGGCCAGTGGCGCATTGGGACATGGAAGAAGATGCCGTCGGCGATCCTATCATCTGGACTTGCTCGAATTGCAAAGACAGCATTGTCATGTATGACGGGGCACCAATGGAAAATGGATATAAATACTGCCCGATGTGCGGTGCAAGAATGGAGGATGTACCGTATGACGATGATTGACCGTGACGAGCTGCTCAAGCACGAAGTTATGATTATCACCAAGGGTAACGCTGCTTTTCATGGCGTTCCGTCCTCACTTATCGAGACGGCCCCGGTTATTGACATCAAGAACCTGCAGCCCGTATGGAGAGACCCGGAAACCGACCCGCCCAAGGTCGAAACCGAAGTGCTGGTGCTGGTTGATTGTGGAAAAGGCTACTGCATCACAACGGCCTTTTATGAGGACGGAACTGTTTCTCAGTACGAAAGCCTCTGGCAGTGGGAAGATGTCGATGATTACGGCATTTATGACGAAGAAGATGATTTGTATAGGCTCCCGAAAGGCTGGTGGGAATACCGCCACTTTACACCAGAAGATGCACTGGAATGTCCGATAGCTAAGCCGGTCGTAGGCTGGATGCCGCTTCCGGAGAAGCTGAAAAGCAGTGCGAGCAGCTGGCAATGGAAGGGATGATGAAAAAATGAAAGCTATCTTGCTGAGCATCCGTCATGAATGGTGCGACCTCATCATTCGGGGGAAAAAGACCCTTGAGGTGCGCAAGACCCGCCCGAAGCTGGAAACACCGTTCAAGGCGTACATCTACTGCACAAAAGCTCCGCAGCAACTCATCACCATTTTCAAGGATGGCGAAGAAACGATGGACGGCGAAATCCATCACGGAAAGCCTGTGTTCGTAAAGTTCAATAAGCTGCTGCCGGACAGCATACGCGGTAATACCCAGATGGTTATTGGAGAGTTCATCTGTGATGACATCCGGCGCATCGGCCCTGAGTACTGCATCGTCAAAGAAGATATTGAAACAGCAATTGCTGGAAGTTGCCTCAGTATCAAGCAAGTGAAGGAATACGCCGGATGGGGTATCGGTATGAAATATGCCGACATGAAAGACCTGTACAGCTGGCACATTTCTGACCTGAAAATTTACGATCACCCGCGGCCGTTGAGCGATTTCACAAGGCTGCGGGCGACAAAATTCGGCTACGAGCCTGTAAGGATTGAGCGGCCGCCTCAGAGCTGGTGCTATGTGATGGAAGAATGATTGGAGGAAAAGCATGACACAGAAACAGTTTATCAAGCAGCTGATGAGCCGCGGCGTTTCGTACTCGGATGCCTGCGGGCTGGTAGCCTACATGAAAGAGCTTCGCCAGCTGATCGAAAAGCATGAGGACGTTGTGATGCTGGCGGATGCAAACACAATGCAGTTCGTCCCGGCAAAGGTTTACTCCTACGAGGAAACCTTCCAACGGATGCAGGAAGGGAGGGATATCTTTTGCTGAAGGTACTTTATATCCCGACAGATAAAGAAGCTGTGGAAGCGGCCCTTGTCCTGCAAAGATATTGCGATGCAAAATTTGAAAATGGGTGTAAGGATTGCATCCACAACCTCGGAAGCCATGAAAGTTGTGGCCTTTCTAACGAACTTCCGTGTGATTATATTATACCAGATAGAATTGTAAAAGAAACAGAAGCAAAGCTGAGCAAAGTGAAATCCAACCCTGAAACCGACACTATGAGTCCGGAGGAAATGGCCCGTTATTTGATGGGATTTTGCCGGGGCTGGTTGGCAACCGGAAATGGTTGCCCAGGTTGCCCGTTCGATAAGCCGACCAGTAACGATGGCGATGGAGAATGCCGTCTTGGCGTTCCTTCCGACTGGGATTTTTGAGGAGGAGAAGTGAAGCATGAAAACCAAAAAGAGAATGATCTGCTTTATCGTGGCAGCAGCGTTGCTGATTGCGACGCTGTGGTTTACATCCTGTGGTGCGGCCACTGCCGAGGCAGAAGTTGAAAGAAAGCCTTGCTACCATGTCACGGTCTACTCCCCGGCAATCGAAAAAGTGGGCTATGCCGGCAGAAGGAAACCAAAGTATACCATCACTGTGGATAACTTTGGTGAGCTGCTGCCTGACACGAAGATATCTGCTGAGCGTGAGTATCAGCTCCTGCGAATTCCTCTTGGAAATGGCCGATTTGAGCTGGTATCCACCTCGCTGGTGGAGATCGAGTATTATTGATGGGAGGGCTGGAAAATATGAGAATTCGTTCGTTGATTTATCGGGACCATGCGAAGAATGAACTCGGTTCCGCCGTCGTCGAGTTGACCGGCGAGGAAGTCGTTACCCTGAACAACATCATCAGGAAAGCCACAAAGGAGCAAAAGGGCAAATCTGCATCTCTGGAGATGGCGAAATCCTCAATCTTGCTGAACGCTCTTGTGCAGCATGGGAGTCTTGACAGCGTGGATATTCTGGCTCTCAGCGACGTAGACGAGCGGCTCCACGCCATCAAAGAGGTGTAAAAGATGCCGTACAATAAAGCAGTTCTGATGAGCATCCGTCCGGTATGGTGCAGTAAGATTGTCCTGAAAGAAAAGACTGTGGAGGTACGCAAGACGAAGCCGGAGGGCGTGAAGCCTCCATTCAAGTGCTAAATCTACTGCACGAAAGAGCAGTCAAAGATGGGCTGGTTGCGAATCGTCCCCGGAAAAGGATGGCAGCGGTTGGATGGTATGATCATTGGCGAGTTCGTCTGCGACAAGATTTGGGAGCTCGCACCGATATGCCGCGCCCCGGATGATGTCGAAGAAATGGCTTGCATGGACAGAGACCGCATTGTCCGCTACCTGAACAAGTGCCACGGCTGGGCGTGGCATATCTCAGACCTGAAGATTTATGACCAGCCGCGCGAGCTACGGGAATTCACAGGCTTGCAAAATACGCGGTTTGGTATGCGGTCTGTGAAAATCACTTGCCCGCCCCAAAGCTGGCTCTATGTGGAGGAGAACGAATGAAAATTATTCTTTACGGCGACCCGCGCACAAAGAAAAACTCCGCCCGTATCCTCAAGACCCACGCAAACCGCCGCATTGTGGCCCCCAGCGAGGCGTTCATGCAGTATCAGGAAAAGTGCCTGTGGCAGATCAAGCGGCCTTACAACCCCATCACAGCCCGCGTGAACGTGCGGTGCGTGTACTACATGGCTACCCGGCGCAAGGTTGACCTTGCAAATCTCATAGAGGCGACCTGCGACATTCTGGTGAAGGCCAAGGTTCTGGCGGACGATAACAGCCAGATCGTGGCCGCCCACGATGGCAGCCGGGTGGAACACGACAAGAAAAACCCCAGAGCAGAAATCTGGATCGAAGAAATGGAGGTAGATACATGATTCGCACATGGACACCTGACACCAACGAGCCGAAATTGCCGGATTACCGCACCGTCAAGGCGTGGTTTCAGCAGTGCAGAGATCTGGCGGAGCAGGTCGAGGCCCAGAAGCAGAAGATCCAACGCATCCGGGACACTGCCGAAAAATGCACCCAGAGCATGAGCGGGATGCCGATGGGCGGTGGAACCGGTGACAAGGTGGGCTTTGCCGTAGAGAGAATCGACACAGAAGAGCGGAACCTCAAGCAGATGGAGCTTGATCTCTGTGAACTGCGCATCGAGGCTGCCCGGCGGGCCTACTGCCTGAGCGGGTCTGCTCGGTCTGAAAAGCAAGCAAAGTGCATCTGCGGCTGGTATATCGACCTGAAGCCCCAAAAGAAGATCGCGGTGGACGTGGGCTTGTCCAGAGACAATTCGGTCTCTACCTACATCCACGAGGGGTTTGACGCTTTGGCAGAAATCTGGGAGGATGTACAAAACGACCATTGAAAGCGCTTTGATTTCTACGCTTTATTTGAATCGTTGTGAAACACATGTGAATCGAAGTGTGGTAAAATGACTACAAGCGGAACCGCGCAAAGCGGTGCGCCGCTTCTCAGCAGCTTCCAAAGCGCGGCCCCGTACGGATTCTCCTTTCGTTCATGCCGCTTAACGCTTTTTCGCTCTGACACCGTGCTTTGCGGGCTGCTTCTATGTGCGAGATTCCGAAACGGCTCCGCTCAGAGCTGCGCAACTTTGAGCGTATTGGGATGGTTCGATGCTCTCCTATCCGCGCGGTTTGACTCCGCGATCTCGCGCCAAACGCCGCAAAGTCTGTAACGCGGCAAGTCTGACGCATGGAGTGATTCACCACCGGTGTGCGGGTGGGTGTGGGACTCCTGAAACCTCCGCCCGTGAACAGCAGCACCGGAAATCCGAGCGGGCCAGCATGCCCCGCAGGATGTGCGTCAACTCAAGCAGCCCCGGCGGCGAACCGTGGGCTGTTTTTATTTGCTATATGGCCGCCTGAGCGCAATGTGGAGCGCGGTGCGTGTGTGTAGGCACGGCTGGTTCAATTCCAAGGGCGGCTTTTTATATTCCCGTAGCTCAATCGGTAGAGCGTTGGTCTCCAAAACCAAAGGCTGCAGGCTCGGACCCTGCCGGGAATGCCAGACTTTGCATGACCGGGGGACGGCATGCAGAGAGTAGCGGGGCATCTGGCCGCAAAAGTTCCAGATGCAGCGGCAACGTCTTACTGTCCGGTAAAAACAGATAACGGCGTTGCTGCTTATATGCCGTCATAGCTCAATTGGAAGAGCGCCGCCCATTTAAGGCGGGACAACGCTGGTGACACCACATGGCTAGCTTACAACAACCCGATACATCCGAGGCACTGAACAATGCCCCGGCGGGGGCCTGTGGGTGCCGGTTCAAATCCGGCTGACGGCTACCGTGATTTTTAGCTTGAAATAGCTTGAGCAATTTCGGGCTTTTTTGTTTTATTGGGAGGTGAGCGCATGGCGTTCGGCGAATCGTACGAGGAGTTTGTTGAAAAGTTCAAGCCCAAAAAGACCACGGATGATTGCTATACACCGCCCAGCGTGTACGCGATCATACGGGACTGGGCTTGCAATGAATATGGAATCGACCCAGCTAAAATTGTGCGCCCATTCTACCCGGGCGGCGATTATGAGCGCTTCGATTATCCAGAGGGTGCTGTGGTGCTGGACAACCCGCCGTTTTCGATCTTGTCCCGAATCTGCGGATTCTATCTCGATCGTGGAATTTCGTTCTTCCTGTTCGCTCCGTCTTTGACGGCGTTTTCTGGAAGGACAAATACTATGCGGATGAACCATATTATTTGTGACTGTCAAATCGAATATGAAAACGGTGCAATCGTCAAAACGAGCTTTGTGACCAGCTACGGCGGGGACGTCGTAGCGCAGACCGAATCCAGGCTGACGAAGCTTGTAAACGATGAGGTGAAGCGCCTGCGGCGCACCAAAACAGTACAACTGCCAAAGTATACATACCCGGATCATATTGTAACGGCGACATTGCTTCAACGTTATAGCCGCTATGGCGTTGATTTCAAAGTGCACAAAAAGGACTGCACTCCAATTTATGCACTGGACGCACAACGTTCCACGGGAAAAAGCATTTTTGGCGGTGGATTGCTGCTGTCTGATTGTGCTGCGGCTGATTGTGCTGCGGCTGATCGCGCTGCGGCTGAGAGGGCTGCGGCTGAGAGGGCTGCGGCCACAAAATGGGAGCTGTCCGCCCGGGAGCGTGCTATTGTAGAGTATTTGAACAGCCATGAAAACTGAATATGACATCAAGACTTTAGGAAGGTGGTGGCAGTGGGCGCAAAGCGGCTGACAGACAGACAAAAAAAGAAGATCATTGCTGATTATGTGCAGCTGCAGAGCTACGCCAGAACCGCAAAGCTGAACGACGTGGCAGAAAGCACCGTGCGGAAAATCGTGAAAGATAATCCCAAGTGCGCGGATTTGTGCGCCTTAAAAAAAGAGCAGAACACGCAGGACATGCTTTCCTACTTAGGCAGCAAGCGCGGGGAAGCGCAGGATCTTCTCGGGCTGTACCTTCAGGCGATGGCAGACCCGGACAAGATTGCAGAGGCAACGCTGCCGCAGCTATCCACGGCGTTTGGCACCATCGTGGACAAGTTTGCTATGCTGGGAGACCAGAGCGGCATAGAAGCCCCGGACGATGGCCTGCTTGAGGCTCTGAGCGCTGCCGCAGACCTCAGCCCGCCGGATGACGTGGAGATGCTTCCGGAGGAAGAGGACGACAATGCGGAAAAGTAACGGTTTTCGATGGAAAGCCCTCAGCCAGCGGCAAAAGATGGTTCTTTGCTGGTGGACACCGCAGAGCGCATACAGCGGTTACAACGGCATCATTGCAGATGGCGCTATCCGCTCGGGAAAGACCTTTGCCATGAGCTTTTCGTTCGTCCAGTGGGCCATGACCTGCTACAGCGGCCAGCAGTTTGCCATGTGTGGCAAGACCATCGCCAGCTTCCGGCGCAACGTGATGGGCACGCTCAAGCAGCAGCTTGCAGCCCGTGGCTACAACGTCAAGGAGCACCGGGCAGAAAACTGCATGACCGTCAGCAAGAGCGGCAGAACCAACGAGTTTTACTTTTTCGGCGGCAAGGACGAGAGCAGCCAGGACCTGATCCAGGGCATCACCCTTGCCGGGGCATTTTTCGACGAGGTGGCCCTGATGCCGCAGAGCTTCGTCAATCAGGCCACAGCCCGATGCTCTGTCACCGGGTCAAAGTTCTGGTTTAACTGCAACCCGGGCAGCCCGCAGCACTGGTTTTATCTGGAATGGGTGCGCAAGTGCCGTTCCCGCAAGATGATGTATCTCCATTTCACGATGGACGACAACCTGTCGCTTTCTGAGGACATCAAGGCCAGATACCGCAGCCAGTACAGCGGCGTTTTCTATCAGCGCTACATTCTGGGCCTGTGGACGGTGGCCGAGGGCCTTGTATATGACATGTTCGACCGCAAGAAGCACGTCGTTGATGAGCTGCCGGAGCTGTCACCAAAGAGCGCCTATGTGGCGTGCGACTTTGGCACCCAGAACGCAACGGTTTTTTTGCTATTCCAGAAGCAGGCAGATGCAGACTGCTGGATCGTCACCCGGGAGTACTACTACAGCGGCCGGGAACAGAAGCGGCAAAAAACCGTGGGCGAGTACGTCACAGACCTCAAGGCGTGGCTGAATGGTCTCAAGCCGGAGAGGATCATCGTTGACCCCTCTGCCCTGCCCCTGATTACAGAGCTGCGCAAGAACGGCTTTACTCAGACCCCCGCAAACAACGACGTTCTGAGCGGCATTCTGGACGTGCAGACCATGCTGCAGACCGGGCGGCTGAAGATCTACAAAGACTGCAAGCACACGCTGGAAGAGTTCGGCGTGTACGCTTGGGATCCGGATAAAGACGACACCGTGCTGAAGGTCAACGACCACTGCATGGACGCTATCCGCTATTTCGTGCGCACAAAGCGCCTTGTGAAACTGAGGGATTGATTTTGAGCACTGTATACACATTCCAGACATTTCAGCAGGCGCAAGCCGCCGGGGAACAGCCTGATTTCATCCGGCGCTTCGTGCAGCAGCACTGCGCTTCCAAGCCCTACAAGATGGCTCTGGACGCCGACCTGTACGATGCCCAGAAAAACCCGGGGGCTGAACGCTTCGCGCAGGCTTACGCTTTGATGCTGCAACGCCTGTCCAAAAACACCAAGCAGGACACACCACACCCCGATATGGTCAAGAGCAATCTTTTCCGGCGGCTCAACAAGCAGCGGGCGACCTACTCCCTCGGCAACGGTGTGGTCTTTGCAGACGAGGGCGTGGACAAGGACAGACTGGGGCAGAACTTTGATGAGCAGATCCAGAAGGCCGGATATTTCGCCCTGATCCACGGCGAGAGCTTCGGATTCTGGAACAACGACCACTTGGTGGTTTTCAAGTTGACCGAGTTTGCGCCCCTGTACGATGAGAAGACAAGCCTTTTGCAGGCGGGTGTGCGCTTCTGGCGGCTGAACCCGGACACAGATATGCACTATATCCTGTACGAGCTGGACGGCTTTACCGAGTACACGGAAAGCAAAATCGGCAATGTGATGCAGGAGACCGTGCCGAAGCAGGCATACAAGAGCGTGACCGTCACCACACCCGGCGGCGGGCTGGAAAGCGTAGAGGGCGAAAACTACAGTGCCCTGCCCATTGTGCCGCTGTGGGGCTCAGACCTGCACCAGAGCACCCTTGTGGGGCTGAAAGCCTACATTGACAACACCGATCTGGTGATGTCTGGCTTCTGCAATGACCTGCAGGACTTTTCGCAGATTTACTGGCTGTGCGAGAACTTCAACGGCATGACCGATGGCGAGCTGCAGGAGTTCCTTGTCAAGCTGAATCTGTACCACATTGCAGGCGCAGACACCAGCGAGGGCGGCAAGATCACCCCCTACACCAACGAGATCCCCGTGACGGCCCGGCAGGCTCTGTTGGAGCTGCTCCACACCAGGGTGTATGAGGACTTCGGCGGGCTGGACGTGCATTGCGTCAGCGCGGACAGCACCAACGACCATCTGGATGCGGCCTATGAACCGCTGAACCAGAACGCGGACGACTTTGAGGCTCAGGTCAAGCCGTTCATCCGGCAGATCTGCGCACTGGCTGGCTTTGAAAACGCTATGCCGACATTCAACCGCAGCAAGATCACCAACACAGCTGAGCAGGTCAGCATGGTGATTTCCGAGGCCGCCATCATCGGACAGGACATGACCATCGACCTGCTGCCCAACCTCACCCCGGAACAAAAGGAGCAGGCCAAGGCCGCGCTGATGGCTGAGAGCGCAACACGGGAGACCGTGGGCGAGGGGGAGGGAGACGGTGATGAAACGTGATTTCTGACCGTGACCGCATCTCTACCCGCCAGCTGAACCGCCTGCGCCGCCGCATCCTCCGGGTATACGGCACTGCCCGCCGGGAGATGCAGGAGCAGCTTACCGAGTTTCTGGCAAAGTACAAAGCGCTGGACGAGCGCAAACGGGAGCAGCTGGACGCGGGCGAGATCACCGAGGACGACTACCGCATCTGGCTGCAAAACCAGGTCTTTCAGTCCGATTTGATGCGGGCAAAGCTGGACGGCATCACCCAGACTTGCACCACAGCCCAAGAGACGGCCTACAAGCTGGCCCGGGACGAGCAATACAACATCTTTTCCTTTGGCGCAAACTGGGCTTTCTACGAGCTGGAACAGGCCGCTGGCGTGACGTTTGGACTGACCCTGTACAACACCGAATCGGTCAAGCTCCTGCTGAAGGAGAACCCCTGCATGGTACCCAACAAGCGCATCAAGAGCGAGAGCAACCGCACCTATGACGCCCGGGTGTTCAACCGCTACGTCATGCAGGGCATCGTGCAGGGCAAGAGCGTCCACGACATCGCCGTGCAGGCCGTCAACGGCATGGCCGACACGGAGATCCACTGGGCCATGAACAACGCCATCACGGCCCTTACCAGCGCCCAGAACGCCGGGGCTTTGCAGCAGATGCGCAACGCCCAGGCTTTGGGCATCGAGGTCAAAAAGCGCTGGAATTCTACCCACGACTACCGCACCCGCGAGATGCACCGCCTGCTTGACCAGCAGACGGCAGAGCTTGACGAGCCGTTCAAGGTCATGGGCTACGAGATTCAGCGCCCCGGCGACCCCAACGCAGCGCCGGAGATGGTCTACCACTGCCGCTGTGTGCTGTGCTCTGCGCTGGGCAAGTATCCCCGGCAGAACGCCATGCAGAGGGACAATGTGACCAAAGAGACCGCCCCCGTCATGGATTACACCGAGTGGTATAAATCCAAGGGCGGCAAAGAGAAAGAGCAAATGTGGTGGGCGGAAGAGAGAAAACGCAGAAAGGAGGCTGCAAAGCATGGATGAGAAGAAGCCTTGCAAATTTTGCGAGAGGCTTGCGTGGTGGAAGAAAAATTCCCCCAAAGGGGAAAACGACCTTTACACCACGTTTCAAGTCAGTCTTATCACAAAAACGCACAGGAAAGGCGCAGGCGTGTGCGGTACGGTAACGCATCGTGCCGGACAGCTGAATTTCTGCCCTGAGTGCGGTCGCATCTTAAAGAAAAAGCGAGAACCGAGGAATGAACCGTGAACTTTAACTACGACATCAAATTCACCGACAACACCCCGCAGCTGCATGAAGCTCTGGACTCATGGGCAGAGCGGGTGCTGACCATCTGGGGCATGAAGGTGCAGGACTACGCCCAGCTGCTTGTGCCCACAGGCACGGCAGACAGTACGGGCATTGAGGGCTACGTGGGCGGCGCGCTCAAGCAGAGCCTGACCTTTGCCCTCGACCTCGCAAAAAAGACCGTGACCATCGGCAGCAACCTGTTTTACAGCGTCTATGTGGAGCTGGGCACGGGCATCTTTGCCGAGAAGGGCAACGGACGCAAAACGCCGTGGGTCTGGAAGGACTTCAACGGCAAGTGGCACTTTACCCGGGGCATGGCTCCCCGTCCGTTCCTGCGCCCGGCGGTGGAAGATCACATTGACGAGCTGCGAGAGATTGCGGTGGAAGAAGCAAACAAGGAGGCTTAAACATGAGCATTTACGACTATGATGATGAAGAAACCTATAAAGTTGCCATAAAAGTGGATAAGGTTCTTAGAGAGCACCTTTCAAAAGAAGAATTGGAAATTGTGAGTGCATATCTTCATACAATGAACAAATTTGCGGAGATTGCAGCCGCAAAAGAAGAAAAGTTTGCAAAAGAAGCGCTGGACGAGCTTTTTGAAAAGGTGGATAAAAAGCATGGATAACATTGTTTACACTGCTATGGTTGAAGGATGTACGTTTGATGACCTCAAAAAACTTCAAGAAATGTTTGAACGGAACAGCGCCCAACGCGTTGACCTTTCTCCATATTACCTGCAGGAGACAAAAGAACGGATCCTTTTTGTTGAAATGCAGAAAGCAAGAGAACATCTTCAGGAACTTTGTGATAATGCGTATGGAAAAGGAAATCACGTTATTGTGGTAGATTCTCAGAAATCAATTTAATACCCAGCGGTTAGCGCACAGCGTCAGCCGCTTTTTTATGCCGTTTTAGCTCAGGTTGGCAGAGCACCGGACTTTTAATCCGGGGGCCGTGGGTTCAAGCCCCACAAGCGGCACCACGCCGGCAGCACGTCCGGCAAATAAACCTTATTGCCAAGCATGGCAGCCCGAGCAAGGGCAGAAAGGACTATCACATGGCACTCAAAAGAGCTGACATCCGCACGATTCTGGAGAACCCCGAAACCTCCAACGATGACAAGGCCAAGGCCATTCTGGACGCCCTGCACAAGGAGACGGACGAACTCAAGGACCAGCTGGATGCAGAAAAAGCAGCCCGCACACAGGCCGAGAAGGACCGGGACGCAGCCAACAGCGGCAAGGAAGCCGCTGAAAAGGCGCTGACCGACTACAAGGCCCAGCAGACCCAGAGAGACACCCACGCAGCCAAAGAAGCCAAGTTCCGGGAGCTGCTGAAGTCCGCCGGGGTGCTGGACAAGTATGCTGATCGGGTCGTGCGGCTGTCTGGCGAGGATATCGACAAGCTGGAGCTGGACGATAAGGGCGAGGTCAAGGACGCCAAGAAGCACGCCGACAGCCTGAAAGATGATTGGAGCGACTTCGTAGGCACTACGACCACCACCGGCGCGAAGGTGGACACCCCGCCCACCAACACCGGCTCCAAAATGACCAAAGACCAAATTTTTGCAATCAAGGACGCTGGCGAGCGCCAGGCGGCCATTGCAGCAAATGCCGACCTGTTTACAGGCGGCGGAAAGGACTAACACATGGCAGCAAAGACCAATCTGATCACCACTACCGAGATCACCGTCAACCCCCGGGAAATCGACTTCGTGACCCGCTTCCAGCGCAACTGGGAACACCTGCGGGAGATCATGGGCATCATGCGGCCCATTCGGATGCAACCCGGCACCGTGCTGAAGAGCAAGTACGCCCAGGGCACCCTGCAGAGCGGCACCGTGGCAGAGGGCGAGGAGATCCCCTACAGTCAGTACACCGTCAAGGAGAAGGACTACGGCAAGATCACAATCGAAAAGTACGCCAAGGCCGTCTCCCTGGAGGCAATCCAGAACTATGGCTATGATGTGGCCGTGCAGAAGACCGATGATGAGTTCCTGTTCGACCTGACCGCAAAGGTCACGGACAAGTTCTACAAGTACCTGAACACCGGCAGCCTGAAAGGCACCCCCAAGACTTTCCAGATGGCTCTGGCCATGGCAAAGGGCAGCGTGGAGAACAAGTTCAAGAATATGCACCGCACCGTCACCGGCGTTGTGGGCTTTGCCAACGTCCTGGACGTGGCGGAGTACCTGGGCACCGCCCCGATCACCATCCAGAACCAGTACGGCTTCCAGTACATCAAGGATTTCATGGGATACAACACCATCTTCCTGCTGTCTGACGGCGAGATCGCAAAGGGCAAAGTCATTGCCACCCCCGTGGACAACATTGTGATGTACTATGTTGACCCCTCCGACAGCGACTACGCCAAGGCTGGGCTGGTGTACACCACCGCGGGCGAGGCCAACAACCTGATCGGCTTCCACACCCAGGGCAACTACACCACCGCCGTCTCTGAGAGCTTCGCCATCACCGGCGTGACCCTGTTTGCTGAGTACCTGGACGGCATCTCTGTCCAGACTATCACTCCGGGCGAGTAATCGCCCTTTTTGAGTAGGAGGCATCCAATGACCGTCCCTGAGCTGTGCGTTTACACGCACAATTTCTTTGACCGGGCAGATGATCCCATTGCCGGGGAGTTTGCCTTTGAGCCGGACACCGTGCCCGCCGGGGTAGTGCCGGGGCAGTATTTCCTCGTGTGCGGATCCATCTTCAATGACGGCGTGCACAAGGCCGGGGACGGCGATCTGACCGCTGAGACCTTTAATGGCACGGTGCAGCCCATGCGTGTGCCGCCTGCCTTTGTGGCGCTGGCTGAAAAAATCGACGCATACGACAAGGCGCTCCCGTCCGGCGGCGTGTATGTGTCCCAGTCCTTTGCCGGGTGGTCCGGCACGATGGCTACAGGCACGGACGGCCTGCCCGCAGACGGAAAGACCCGCTATAAATCCGAGATCAATCAGTGGAGGAAAATGTGACATGGTCAACGCGTTCACTGCATCCACCGTGATGCAGAGCTTTACCCAAAAATACCGTTTTCAGACCCGCAGCTATGAGCCGGACGGCGTGGGCGGCTTTGTGTCCGGCTGGCAGGACGGCCCCGAGTTTGAGGCTGTGGAGCGACACGACACCACCGTGGAAGCTCAGGTGGCGGAGCAGGCTGACACCGCCTCCACCTATACCCTGCTGGTCAACACGGGCGTGCCGCTGGCCTTCCCGGACTACATCAAGCGGGTGAGCGACGGCCAGACCTTCCAGATCACCAGCACAGCGGACGAAGTCAAAGCCCCGCCGGAATCCGGCATGGGGCTGCGGGCCGTCAAGTGCAAAAAGGCGGTGCTGCCGTAATGGGGGCCGCCGAGAGCATCAACCGGGCGCTGAACACGTTCTTCAACGGGTTCGGCATCCCCGGCTATCTGGAAGACAACATTCCGCCCGCTGCTTCTCTGCCCTACCTGACCTACAAGCCCGCCGTCCCCGGGGGCTGGAACGAGGAAGCGTCGTTTCATGGCCGCTTGTGGTATCCAAGCAGCGCGGGGCGTTTGCCCATCTTACAGACCGAAGACAAAATCAGCGCAGCCCTTGCAGGCGGTTTGACCGTGCCGTGCGAGGGCGGCGCTATTCTTTTGCGCAAAGGCACCCCGTGGGCCCAACCGATGGACAACCCGCCCGAGGGCTATTTGTGCGAGTACATGAATTTTGAGATCACGCAGCTATGCGAGTAAGGAGAATTATGGGAAGAAAATTTACCAAAATTTCCGCAGAAGCATTCAAGTCCATGCAGATCAACGCGGGCCTTGTGCTGAACAAGTTCGACACTGAGGGCCAGACCGCCGTCGCTGATGCCGACATCATCTGCGCAACCACTGGCGGCATCACCGCCACCTGCACCCCCAACATCACCGACCTGGGCGAAGATGTGGACAACTGCCAGAAGAACACCGTGGAGCTCATGGAAATTGAGGACTACGACTGCACGCTGGCCTTCACCGCGCTGAATACCTCCGCCGAGGTCATCCGCATGGCGCTGGGCGCAGCGGACGTGGCCGGGGGCAAGGTAACGCCCCGCATGACGTTCAAAACCGACAAGACCACGGGCGACTTCAAAACCATCTGGTTTGTGGGCGACCTCATCGGCGGCGGCTATGTGGCTGTTCGACTGGACAACGCAATCAGCACGGGCGGCCTGTCCCTCAAGACAACTGACAAGGGCAAGGGCAATGTGTCCGTCACCCTGACGGGCTGTGTCCGAATGGGAGACGAGACCGTCCCCATGGAGTTCTTTGTGAGTGAAGACGCGGCAGCATAAGGAGTGGAACAATGAAAACTCTCAACCAAATGGACGAAACGGAATTTCTGCGCCACTGCTACATGATCGCGGACAAGGTGGCCACCCTGCTGACCGAGACGCAGGTGATGGAGCTGCGCAAAGTCGGCCCCATCCTCACGGGCAGTGAAACCCCCGATGAGCTCAAGGCCAAGAAAGAAGCCCAGGGCCGCAAGAACATCAGGGCAATGGCAAAAAAACTGCTGTTCGACAACGCTCAGAACACAGCGGAGCTGCTGCCTTTGCTGTATGAGCTGGAAACGGACAAGGACGGCAACCCTGAAAAGATGACTCCCTTCAAAACCCTGCGCGTCATCACGGAGACCATCAACGACCGGGATGTGCTGGATTTTTTATCCTCGTTGGTGAGGTTGGCTCAGACCGATATCGGCGGTTGATCTCATCCATCCGGCTGGATATGCTGAAAGCCATTGGCAAGCCCTACATTGCCCAGCATTGCGTCAATGCGATGCAGCAGGAAGCTTACGAGAAGAGCTACCGTGCCTACATCACGGACGCTCTGGCTGGCCTTGTGGGTATGGAGTATCGGTGGGTGGACACCCTGCCCGACTTTAATACTCCCGCCCTGCCCCAGCAGAGCGCAGAGGAAATCAAGGCCCGTATTCTGGCCGGGCTGAACGGAGGTGATACGCCCTGAAACTTTTTGAATTGATGGCCACTCTTGGGCTGGACACGTCCGCGTATAAGCGGGGCATCAACAACGTCCAGAGCGAGACCAAAAAGACCGTGACGGCGCTTTCCAGCGAGTACAGCAAGGCCGCAAAAAGCGTGCTGGAACTGACAAAGCAGTATAACGAATCTGCCGCCAAGACGGGCAAGACCTCGGCTGAGACCAAAGAGCTGAAAAATCAGCTTGCAGCAGCTGAGGCACAGCTCAAAACAACCGCCTCCGCCCTGAAATCCGCAAACAACGGCATGGACTCCTTTGGCAAATCGGCCAGCAGTACGGGAAGCGGGCTGACGGCGGCGCTGACAAAATCGCAGCTTCTGGCTTCTGCCATCTCCACGCTTTCCACCGCGGCCCTCAGTGGTGCAAAGCAGTTTGCGTCTATGGGCATCGAGTACAACGCCCAAATCGAGAGTTACCGCGTGGGCCTGACCAATATGCTGGGCGACGCACAGGCGGCCAATGAGGCCATGGCGGCCATTCAGGAGGACGCAGCCCGCACCCCGTTCAGTGTGGATTCGCTGACGCAGGCCAACCAACTGCTCATCAGCGCCGGTGAAAACGCGGGCTACTCCCGCAAGGTCATCATGGCGCTTGGTGATGCTGTTTCCGCCACGGGCGGAGGCAACGCGGAGCTTTCCCGCATGGCAGCTAATCTGCAGCAGATCGCCAATGTGGGCAAAGCGTCCGCAATCGACATCAAGCAGTTTGCCTATGCAGGCATCAACGTTTATCAGGTGCTGGCTGACTACACCGGGAAAACGGTGCAGGAAGTCCAGAAAATGACCATTAGCTATGACCTGTTGTCTAATGCCATTATCGCTGCCAGCGAGGAGGGCGGGCGCTACTACAACGCCATGGACACCCAGAGCCAGACCATGAATGGCCGCGTTTCCACCCTGAAGGACAACGTGAGCCAGCTGGCCGGGCTTATGACGGGCGACCTTAGCAGCGGCATCGGTGTGGTAATCTCCAACCTCAACGATATGACCGTGGCGGCCATCGACGCTTACAAGACGGACGGCTGGAAGGGGCTCGGCGAGGCCATCCTGGAACTGAACAACCCCATCAACTCCGTCATCAAGAAATTTGGCGAGCTTGGCTCTGCCGGAATCGGCGTTCTCGATAAATTGAGCTTCAAGCTCAACAAAGCACTCGGGAAGAATGCTTACGCGGGGTACGAGAACAGTGACGAAGGATACAAGCAGTACCGCTCTGACAAAAACAGCCAGAGCAACTACGACCGCCGACGGCAGGACGCTAAAAACGGGAAAGGCATCTACAACGAAAGCTGGACGGAACGGCAAGCAAAGGCAGCCGCGGCCGCCGGGAACGGTGGGAGCAGTATCACTGCCTCGGGCGGCACAGGCGGCGGAAAAAGCAAAAAATCTACCGCCAAAGCGGCTGCTGACACCAAAAAGCTGGCAGATACCGTCACCGAAACGTCGAAGCAGATCCTCGCCGGAACGGGCAACATCGTGGGTAACATCCAGCGGGTGGTGGAGACTGCCGACAATACCTACAACGTCTACGACGGCACCACCAAAAAGCTCAAGGGCACCACAAAGGAGACCGTGGAGACCATCACGGACTCTTGGAAAGAAGTGGTGGACGGCACGGAGAAGACCATCAAATCGGTCACAAAGAAAGTGACCGATGCGGCCGGAAAAGTGACCACGACCACGCAAAAGACCTGTGACGATGTGGTTTTGTCCGTGACAGAGCTGCAAAGCCGCATTGACCAGAACCTCAGCAATGCGCAGAAGCAGTGGTCAAACGGCATCTTTGGCCGCTTGCAAAACACGTTCACCGACCTGAAAAACCGCAACTGGGCCGGGTTGGCTACAGACGTGGCAAATCTCATCTGGGGCGAGGTATCGCAGGATCAGCGGGAGCTTATCTCCAAGTGGGCGGCGGATGCGCTGAGTGTCATCAATGACGCGTACAGTGGGGGCGGCGTAAAATCGGCCTTCGCTACCATCAAATCGCTCTTTACGGACGGCATTGCTGCCAGCGCAACAGAAGCGGGGACAGCGGTGCAAAGCTTTGGCTCCATCCTGTCCAGCTTGAGCGCATCCGGTGGGGCAGGTGCCCAGCTGGCCAACGTCGCCAGCGGGGTGTCCAGCATGGCCACCTCTATCATGGGCAGTCTGGGCAAGATCATCTCGCTTGTGGCATCCAACCCTGTGCTGGCTGCCATCCTGGGCGTGGCTGCTGTGGCAGGCGGTATCGGGCTGGCCGCATGGCTGGGTAGTAAGAACGGCGAAAAGGAAAGCACTGACAGCAAGAGCACGACGCTTTCCTACAAGGACATCCAGGACGCTTACTGGTACGGCAGCCAGCGCAGCTTTGCCGGGTACGATTTCCACACTGATGGCTATGCCTTTGGAGAAAGCCCGGCCACCAGCCGCCTGACGGCATACCAGCAGAAAATGCAGACTTCTGTGGATGCGCTCTATAACGTCGTCCAGCAGTACCTTCCACAGGCTGGAAATCAGGTCATCAAGCTGGATGACGGGACGCTGGTCGGGGCGCTGGCTCCGTCCATCGATGCGCAGCTGGGCCATCTGGCAACGCTGGCCGAAAGGGGGAACTGACTTTTGTATCAGATCTATGCGTATCCCTTCGGGAACCCCAACGACAAGCGCCTGATCTACAGCCCTAACGACCGCAACGCCCTTGTGCTGTCTCCCAAGCTGACCCGAGAGGTCAGCAAGGGCGGCAGCCTTTCTTTTACCATGACGCGCGACCATGAGCAGTATGAGAGCCTGCAAAAGATGTCCACCTGCATCACCGTTGAACAGGACGATAAAGAGATCTGGCGCGGGCGTGTCTTGAGCCATGAGGCAGACTGGTATAACCGCAGGGTCATCTACTGCGAGGGCGCACTGTCCTACTTTAACGACTCTGCTATCACACCCTTCAACTACGAGGGAAAGCTGGCGCAGTTTTTGCAGCACCTCATCGATGCCCACAACCAGCAGTGCGGCAATATGAAGATGAAACGCTTTGAGCTTGGCACTGTCACCGCGGCGCTGGGTGATCTGGTGGTCCACTACGGAGACCGGGACAGCTACGGTGTAGGTGAAGACTACGGCAGTACATGGGATATCATCGACAAGATGGTGCTCAAGGTGTACGGCGGCTATGCCTACTGCACCTACAACCCCGCCACGGGCAACAACGTGCTCAACTATTGCGATCAGGCCTTTGAAGCTGACCGTTTGGTCAACCAGACCATTGAGTACGGCGTGAACCTGCTGGATTTCACAGAAAAAACCGATACCAACAGTCTTTTTACCCGTGTGTATCCCATGGGAAGCAAGCACACGGTCGAAGAGACAAAGTGGAAATGGAAATTTCTGTGGTGGGGCGAAAAGTACACCGAGAGCCATGAAGAGCGCTATGGCATCTCTGGAACGGATGCAGCGACCATCAATAAATATCTGCCCAAAGGGTTTTCGTACCGGCTGGACAGCAGTGACGGCGACTGCGGATGGATTCAGAATGATGCAGCGGCCCAGAAGTTTGGCATCGTGTCAGCCCTGGGTGAGTATGATACCGACAGCGACAACGACACCTTTGCTGCAGGCGTGCAGGATCTTCAGAAAAACAGCTTGATGGTGACGAGCTACACCGTCAAGGCTGTGGATCTGCGAGATGCAGGCTATGACAAGGACAGGCTGACTTTTGCCAGCTACGCCCATATTATCAGCAAACCCCACAGTATCGATGTCATCATGCTGTGCACAAAGCTGGTGGAACCGCTGGATCAGCCGGACAAAAAAGAGTATACCTTCGGCATGACCCGGCAGACTTTGACCGACCGGCAAGTGGCCAACCTGGGCCGCACCAACCTGCTGGATGAGGATACGGCATCCGCTGAAAAATATCAGCAGAGCACCCTTAACCAGCTTTTCAAGTACCAGAAGTCTAACGACAAAAGAGTGGACGAGGTGGACAAAAAAGCTGGTGAAGCAGCCAAAACGGCTACCAACTTTTTGGAGTTTACCCCGGAAAACGGCCTTATCGTCCGGCATGACCAGCTGCCCAACAAAAGGGTGCAGATCACCAACGACGGCATAAAAGTGCTTTCCGGTTCCAGCATGGTCAACATCAAGTCGGATAGCATTTCCATTACGGACGGAAACGGAAGCTGTACCATCAACTCCGGCAAGATCACATTTTACGGCATCCGGAACGCTCGCATCTGGGACTTTGGTAACAACAGCTCTTTTGGAGCGCAGACCATCCAGCTGGATCTGTCCAATTATTCTGCCGTGTACCTGACCTATACCAGCAAAAAAGGCGCTACATGGTGGGCCAGCGGTGGCACTGCCGGGTGCGTGACGATGGTTATCCCAGTCAACGGTGTAGAGTACGCCATGACATATCCGTGGAACACAACCCACATGCGGACGGTGCGGGTCAACTCAGGGGGCATCACTTTCGGACCCGGTCGTGAGCGCACATCGAACTACATCACGGGCAACAATTTCACTCCAGCAATCACGCCAGTGACTTTCAAAATTGACTTGGAAAGTCCAGGCTCTGACGGCTGGGTGCAAAACGACTCGCTCTGTATGCCCCGGGAGCTGTATGGTTTTATGTGAGGAGAAAAAATGAAAGTACCCGGCTATAAATTTATGTGCAAAGTGTGCTCCGATGGCCGCATTTACAGTGGCGGATGGGGCGTTGAAGAAGTGATACCGAACCCTCTCCCAGACAACTGCATGGTCTTCGATGAGTTCCCGGAGGACTGGGAGGATGGCGGCTCGCACTATGTGTGGGACGGAGAAAAGTTGGTATACAGCCCTCTGACCCCGGAGCAGCTGGCCGTGATCCAGAGCGGAGGTGAGCTCAAATGCTGATGGGCGCACAGATCGGAAATATCCATACCCTCAAAGACCTTGGCCTTTATCTGAAGGTGGGCAGCCCCATCATCTCCGGTGCAGAGCCGGAGACGATGCTTGTCAATGTCCCGGGCTCTGACTTTATCCTAGACCTGTCCCGGGCTTTGGACGGGGAAGTGCACTACAAGCAGCGCACCATCAAGCTGGAGCTCATCTGCAAAGCCCCGAAAAAGCAGTGGACGACCATCCAAAGCGCCCTTGAAAATGCCTTACAGGGCAAGTGGCTTCGGTGCGTTTTTGATGAGGACAGTGCCTGGTACTGGCAGGGCCTTTGGCGGGTAGACTCCAGTGAGAAAAACCGACATGATATGGCCTTTACCATAGAGGGCACTTGCAATCCGTACAAAAGAAATGTCACAGCGGATGCGGGTGCGGACTGGCTCTGGGATACCTTTGATTTTGAAACCGATACCATCTATGATGTACCTACGGGAGTGATCAGTTTATGACAAAGACTTTTCCGGAAGTCATCTCGGGCATCCGTACCGCAAAAAAAGGTGTGGAAGTCCGGGAAGACATCGCCCAGATGGGCGAGTATGTAGAGCAGTTTGCCAGTACGGCCACCACAAAAGCCAGTGAAGCGGAGGAAAGTGCTGAACGAGCAAAAAACGCGGTGGATGGTATTGATCAGCAGAAAGCCGATGCTGTAAAAGCTGTGCAGCAAGCTCAATCTACGGCCACCACGGCCATCACCCAGACAAAAGACGCAGCCCTGACCAATATCGACAACGCTAAAACCGGCGCTTTGCAGGAGGTGGCAAATTCCACCGCCACGGCAGAAGCCGCGGCTGCAGCAGCGGCTGCAAGTGCATCTGCGGCTGCGGAAAGTGAAGAGGCTTCCGCATCTTCTGCTTCTGCCGCTGCAGGCAGTGCCTCCGCCGCCTCCATCTCCGAAACCAACTCCGCCGCCAGTGAGTCTGCCGCCAAGAAATCCGAAGAGGAAGCAAAAAGGCAGGCGGAGCTTGCCGGGACACGGGCAGGCACGGATAAGACCCTGAGCATCGAAAACGCCCCTGCCGACGCAAAGGCTACCGGTGACGCTCTGGCGAGCAAAGCGGACTCCGTCGTTCCACATGATCTGTCTATTCCAATTACTGGATGGCAGACAGACACAGAAGTTGCAGAGTACCCGCATTACATTGACATAACAGCAGATGTTACGTCCACAACTGTGGTATCTGTCAGTATCGACCCTGCAAGCGCAGACGTAGCCGGTAAAGCTATGCTTGTAAACCCCGAAACTCGAACCGGAGCTATCCGTATCCGTGCACACAACATTCCGACTGCGGAAATTTCCGCCCGGTGGTATCCCATCAAGTATGGTGGCCAGTTCTATGGTGACGGCTCCATCTATTCAAACTTCCTGCTTGCGGCACATCCTGTAGGCAGTATCTATCAGACCATTAGCCCTGAAAACCCGTCCGTAACTTTTGGCGGCGGAACGTGGGAAAAGATTGCGCAAGATATGGTGTTAATGGGTGCAAGCGATACGCATCCGGCTGGTACAACGGTAGAGGCAGGACTTCCGAACATTACGGCTAAAGTGACCAGTCAGTATGGCATTTTTAATGCCGACTCAGAAGGAGCGTTTTACTTTTTGGAGGGGGCCAATTTCAACTATCCAGCAACGGGACTAGGCGGCGCGTTAATACACGACCTTCGCTTTAGTGCTTCTCGTTCCAACCCCATCTACGGCGCTTCCGCCACCGTCCAACCCCCGGCATACTTTACTTACATTTGGCTTCGTACCGACTGAAAGGAGAAACAATGGCACTAGGAGAACTCAAAAACGGCATTGGCCCTGATGCCTATGCTATTTATCAGCAAGTCCTTGCGGCGGTAGTCGAGCGAGACCACCCCGTGGGCAGCCTGTACATCAGCGAAAACGCTACCAGCCCGGCAGAGCTTTACGGCGGCATATGGGAGCGCATTGAAGGCCGCTTTATCATGGGTGCAAGCGATACCTACCCGGCAGGGAGTACGGGAGGTAGCGCGACGCATGTGCAGACGGTGAATGAGATTGCATCGCATAACCATCTGTACTCGTTTACCGTAGGCAATGCAATCGCTGGGTCAGATTTTGTGTATTTTAAAGAAGGCCAATATTCGACTGGCGGTGGTGATGGAACATCTTATAAAAGCAGCTATGCGACAACATCAAGCGGTACAAGTGACCCTATGGACATCCTCAACCCCTACTACTCCGTGTACATCTGGCGCAGAGTAGCATAACCGAAAGGAGACCTTATGAAAATCATCGACAGTAACGGCGTAGAAATCGCCAGCCCCGACCTGACAAAAGGCTACCTCAAGCAGGAGACCCAGACCATCCATCACGATGCTGTGGCGGGCGTGGAAGAGGTCAGCCATTATGAGACCATCCGTGAATATCCAAACGGTGGAAAAGACGTAAAGAAAGTCGTGGATGTCAAAGCTGTTCCGGCTCAGGAAGCCTACGACGAAAAAGTGGAAGTGCAACGGTATGTGCTGTACACCGCAGAGGAACTGGCTGCGCAGGCCGAAGCCAAGAAAAAGGCAGAAGAAGCTGCTGCCGCCGAAGCGAAGAAAAAGGCAGAGCTGGAAGCCGTGCCGGGGCGCATGGACGCTTTGGAAGCAGCAAACAACGACCTTGTGCTCATGATGGCTGATTTGATTGGAGGTTAAAACTATGAAGACTTTGAACAACCTGAAACTCCGTATCATGGTGCGGGCGTTCCGCATCCGGCTGGCCGCTGGTGAAACCTTTGAGGATATCGCAGCGGATTACCCTGCCCTGACCGCTGACGATCTGGAATCCATCAAAGAAGCCCTCGGGCAGTAAGGCGGCGCGGAATGAAAGCACTTTTCGATTTTATCTCCAAGCTTCTGGCGGCCCTCTCCCATGCTGCCGGTGACGGTGCCGACAAGGAAGAGCCTGCCCCTGCACCGGACGTGCCCACTGTGGACACCGTGACCGGGTGGGCAGGGGAACCGCCTTACCGGTACATTGACGTGAGCCGTTGGCAAGGAAAAATCAAAATGGAGGGCTGGGCGCAGGTAAAAGCGGCAGGCTACAAAGGCGTGATGCTGCGGGCCGTAGGGAGCCGCAACGGTGTGCCCTACATCGACCCCACCTTCGAGGACAATTATGCCAACGCAAAAGCGGCAGGGCTGGACGTGGGCGTGTACTACTACACCAACGCCTCCTGCGAGAAGCTGGCTGACGAAGAGCTGGCTGTACTGCGGCAGGCGCTGCGGGGCAAGGAACTGACCTTGCCGGTGGCGTTGGATCTGGAATCGCCGATTCTTGCCGGGATGCCCTATGGAGACCTGTCAAATCTGGCGGCCTATCATCTTGAGCAGATCGAGAAGATGGGGTTCTACGCCCAGCTTTACACCTACACCAGCTATGCCAACGTCCATCTGGACATGGCAAGACTTTCCGGGCGGTGGGATGTATGGTTGGCTGACTACACGGGTAAGGCCCCGAAGGTTAGTTTTAAGTACAACGCCCACCAGCACACCAGCAAGGGCCGCGTGCCGGGCATCTCCGGCAACGTGGACTTGAACGTCACCACCCTCAACTACCCCCGTATCATCCGCAAGAAGGGTCTGACCCGTCTCCGGGAGGGTGCATGAAAGAGTTTATTCTGAAACACATCGGAGAACTGATTTTTACAGGCATCTCCGGCGTTTTGGCCGCAGCCTATCGCAGCTTGTCCAAACGCATCAAAGCGCAGGAAGAGGAACGCAAGGCCGTGAAAGAGGGCCTGTTGGCCATCATGCACGACCGGCTGTACCAGTCCTGTACCTTTTACATCAAGCAAGGCAGCATCGACACCGGCGGCCTGAAAAACTTAGAATACCTCTACAAAAGCTATCACGCACTGGGCGGCAACGGGACCGGCACGGAGCTGTATAACCGGGCAAAAGCCCTGCCCATCTGTGATTGAAAGGAGTGACAACACATGGAAGCAATCCGTAATATCCTGACCGTACTTTCTGCCCCTGTGGCCCTCGTGCTAATGCTGGGCGGGTTCATCTTCTACGCCCTGGGCTGCATCCGGCTGGGCTATGGCGCGGCTGTCAAGGGCACCGTGCTTGACCTGATCGAGCAGGCAGAGCACGAGATTCAGGGCACGAAGCGCGGCGCAGAGCGCAAGGCGTGGGTGGCGCAGATGCTCCGCATGGCCCTCAGCGCCAGCAAGTGGGGCAAATTCATCTCGTGGGCCATCACCGATGAGACCATCGGCACGGTCATTCAGTTTTTCTTTGACCGGGCAAAGGCAGCCTTGAGTAAGGAGTAAAACCATGATTAGACTTGATGCAAGAAAAATCACCCCCATTCAGCAGGACAGGATGCAATTCGTTCTTACCGGCGCACAGACGCTGGAAAAGTGCATTGACGATGTTTGCCACGACAGCCACGAAAAAGCTATCGCACTGACAAAGCTTGAAGAGTGCGTGATGTGGGCGAACTACGCAATTTCGCACGAAAATATCTAAAGGAGTAATACCATGAGCAGCACTACATACGACCATTTTGCCATCACCGGCAAAATGTACGCCACACAAGAGCATTTTCGGCGCATCACAAAAATGGTCTGTGGACGTTTTCGTGAGGTCGCGAAAACGTCCCATCTCGGCAATGCCAAGCACGGCAAACTGGTGACAAAACGTCACCAGTTTGCCGTGCTTGGCAATATGGTGCGCAACGCCGGACAGCTCCCGCAGCCTTTCTGGCTCGGTGCTGCCCGTGGCGGCGGCTCGCGTAGTGCTGCCCGCTACGCTGCAAGGACTTGACAGACAGAGGATGATCGCCGCCATCAAAAGCGCACCGCTTGGGAGGGTAGACCGTAAGATAGCTCTTTTGCGGTACGTGGAGCGGCTCCCACTGCCGGACATTGCAGCACAGACACATTACAGCCGGACGGCGGTAGGCTACCGGCTGAAAGGCATTGACAAAATGCTTGATGTATGATACACTCATAACATGACCAAAGTGCCTTTAGAGTTATATCAGTTTCTGAAGCTTAATTCTATACGGCTCAGTCTACAGCGTAATCTTGATGGGTTCCAGCCATCATGGTTACGCTGTTTTCTTTTTGCACGGATTATAGTATAATAATCTTAATTGGGTGCGATTTTTCACGAAATCGCATTGAAGCGGCAGGCTTTCGGGTTTGCCGCTTTTCTTTTTATACGATTTGTGGTATAATATACCCAAGGAAACCCGACCGGTCTCTCAACGATGCACATTAGGTCGGGTCGTCCAAGAGCTAACTCCGTGCTCAACGGAGAATTAAAAAAGCAGTAGCCAGATTCGGCGCTGAATAGTCTCCCGCCCGCCTACTCACAGCGCGTACTATGCGGGAGACGCCTTTAGACTTGAAAGGCTACGGCCTTTGTAGAGAGCGGCATTGCCTGTGGGCGGTTCCGCTCTTGATTTTACAAAAAAATCCTCTGCTTTGCCAAAGCCCTGCGTTCCACGCGGGGTACTTTTCGGGCAAAGTGGTGGATTTTTTGCAAATAAAGTGGCAAAACTTTCTATTTTGGCATCATTTTATATAAGTATATTTATATTTTTAAGCGCTCATGCGGATTTTTCCGTGTGGGCGCTTTTCTTTTTGCTTAAAATAATCAAACTTTAAGCAAGATTTAATCAAGGTCTAAGCAAGCTATTTTTTGTCCTTCGTTGTACCTTCGTTGCCCTTCACTTTTTGCCGGTGCGGTACACTGGGTGCAATAGGAGGGACGCTCATGTGGCACAAGTTTAACCCAAACCCGCACGGCAGCAGCGTTGGAGACTGCACAGTGCGTGCCGTTGCAGCTGTCACCGGGCAAAGCTGGGAGCAGGCGTATGTAGGGCTTGCCATGATGGGTTACGCGTTGGGCGATATGCCAAGCGCTAACCGCACATGGGGCGCGTACCTCCAGAAGCACGGATTCAAGCGCAGGCTTGTCGATGCGGACTGCTCCACCTGTTACACCGTGGAGGATTTTGCAAGGGAGTGCCCGCGCGGGGTCTACGTTTTGGGCTGCTCCGGTCACGTTCTGGCTGTGGTCAACGGCGAGTGGTGGGACAGCTGGGACAGCGGCAGGGAGTGCCCGATCTACTACTGGTATAAGGAGGACTAAGCAATGCCATACATTCCATACGGATACCAGCCCGGCTATTATGGTCAACCAATGCCGGATCAGCTTGCACAGCTGCGGCAAAACGCATACCAGCCGCCGACAATGCCCGGTCAGGCTGCACAGCAGGCAGCGCCATCCATCATTTGGGTGCAAGGCGAGGAGGGCGCAAAAGCATACATGGTTGCCGCCGGGAACAGCGTTTTACTGATGGACAGCGAAAACAGCGCTTTTTATATCAAGAGCACCGATGCAAGCGGGATGCCGCTACCTCTCAGGACGTTTGATTACAAGGAGCGCACAACAGCCGCAAAAACACCCCCACAAACGGCGCAGCAGCCCGGCGTGGAGTTTGTCACCAGAGCAGAGTTTGACGCTCTGGCAGCCCGCTGTGCGGCTCTGGAAAAGCAAGAGACCCCAAAAACTGAAACGGAGGTCAAGTGAGTATGTCCAATCCTCTTTTTAACGCACTGGGCGGCGGTATGCCCGCCATGCCAAACCCGATGGGGCAGTTTGGGCAGATGATGCAGCAGTTCCAGCAGTTCCGCGCAAACTATCAGGGCGACCCGAAAGCAGAGGTGCAAAAGCTGCTGCAATCTGGCAAAATGTCGCAAAACCAGCTCAACCAGCTGCAGGCGATGGCAAAGCAATTCCAGCAGTTTCTTCGTTAAGTCGTAACCGTGGCCACGGTTCAAACATAAAAACACTTCAAAACACACGAAAGGAGTACAAGAATGTCTCTTTCTTCCGATTCTGCGGTTCTGACCATGCCGGTTCAGCCCGCAAACGCCAACGGCAGCAACGGCTTTGGCTTTGGCAATGATTGTGCGTGGTGGATCATTATCCTGTTCCTGTTCGCTTTCTGCGGCGGCTGGGGCGGCAACTGGGGCAACAACGGCAACGCAGCCACCGGTGCAGGTGTTGTGGACGGTTACGTCCTGACCTCCGATTTTGCGAACATCGAGCGCAAGATGGACAGCATCAACAGCGGCCTGTGTGACGGCTTCTACCAGCAGGCGCAGCTTGTCAACGGTGTGCAGCAGACCGTGAGCAACGGCTTCATGTCCGCCGAGATCAGCCGCGCAAATCAGCAGGCCGCTTTCATGCAGCAGCTCTTTGCCATGCAGATGCAGGCACAGGAGTGCTGCTGCGAGACCCGGTCTGCTATCCAGGGCGTCAACTACAATCTGGCTACCCAGTCCTGCGAGACCCGGAACACGGTGCAGAACACCACCCGGGATATTATCGACAACCAGAACCAGAACGCCCGCGCGATCCTTGACGCACTGACAGCACAGCGCATCGAGGCAAAGGATGCGAAGATCGCCGAACAGGGTCAGCAGCTGTTCGCAGCACAGCTTGCGGCATCTCAGGCAGCTCAGAACGAAACGCTCAAAGCCTACATGAGCGGGCAGTTGGCATACTACAACCCCCGCCCTGTGCCTGCTTTCCCGGTTCCCGCACCCTACCAGTACGGCAACTGCGGCACCGGATGCGGCTGTAATGGCTGCGCATAACCAAATAACGGCAACTGACTACAATTTGTAGCCTGTTCAGCCCCTGAGCTGATTTTGCAAACCAGAGCGCCGGGGCAGTAGTCCCGGCGTTTTTATTATGAAAGGAGCCGATAAAATGGCTGAATTTACGAATTCCAATACCGTGACAGTAGCCGCTGGGCAGGATCTCCCGTTGACGGAGACTGCGGCGAAAGCGCCTGCGTGCATTGTGCACCGTGCTGGCAGCGGCCTTGTGACACTTCGCGGCCTGACAAGCGGGCAGTGCCGGGCCCGTTTCAAGGTGAGCTTTGGCGGAAATATCGCCATTCCCGCCGGCGGCACTGTGGGCCCCGTTTCCGTTGCTCTGGCCGTCGGTGGCGAGCCGCTTAGTAGCGCAACCGCTATTGTCACACCTGCTGCAGTCGAAAACTACTTCAATGTTTTTGTGGCAGCGTTCATCGAGGTACCGCGCGGCTGCTGCGTGACCGTGGCTCTCAAAAACACCAGCGCTCAGGCAATCAATATCGCAAACAGTAACCTGATCGTTGAGCGCGTTGCGTAAGAAAGGAGTACAACATGAGTAAGAATCTTTATGATCTGCGGGAAATGCTCTGCGAGGAGCTGGACGAGTACAACCGCGATGCAAAGAACGGGCTGAACGAGCGCACGCTGGACACCGTGCACAAGCTGACCGACACCATCAAGAACATCGACAAGATCATGATGCTGGAGGACGGCGATTATAGTCGCACCGGCGAATGGGAAGCCGATATGCGCGGCAACTACGGACGTACCGAAAACTACAACCGTGGCAACAGCTACGCAAACCGTGGTCGGCATTATGTGCGCGGCCACTACTCGCGCGGCGATGGCAGGGAGCGCATGATCTCCGACATCGAGACTATGATGCAGGAAGCAACCGGCACCGAGCGAGACGCATACAAGCGTGCTCTGGACATTCTGCGCACTATGTGATAAGGAGGGCGGCAAGCATGGACATCGTGGAGATCAACGAACACATTCGCAAACTGAAATGTGAAGAAACAAACTGGCAGAGCGTGGAAAAGCTTGCCGCCCTCTGCACTGTGCGGGACGAGCTGGAAGAAGCACACGCACCTGAAACGCAGATCCAGGCACTGCCGCCCACGACTTATGCGGCGGCGTACTCCACGGCAGCGGAACCGCAAAGCGACTTTGTGGCGGCTGCCAGCTCTGTTCCTTTTGGCGGTCTGATGCAGGTGCTTGACGAGCACATGAAAGCAATAAAGATGGTGTACCCGAAAGAGTATGAGCTAGTAATGCGGAAGATTGTCTCTTTGTCTGA